TGGGTGTGGGGGTCTTGGTTGAGGCGGCGGCGCGCCTGCAAAAACTTGCGAACGCCTTCTAGGTTGTTTAGGTCGTTCGGTTTCATGCGTTCGTTACGGCGTTCTAGCCATTTTTCGCGGCGTTTCATGCGTTCGCGGCAACGGTAGCATTTGGGGTCTGGCGTGTCCATAAGCGCACCGCAAATATAGCAATGCGTCGCCGCCCATTCCTTGTTTTTGCGCTTACGCTCTAGCTCATCCGCTTTTTCTGCCTTTTTGCGGCGTACGCGGGCGCGTTTGAGTTCGCGCTGTTTGCACCGGCGGCAATTGACCAGATCGGGTTTTTCCCACGGGTTACCGCACTGTGAGCATGTCTCTGTTTTGTAAAACTGATTTGCCATGATTTGCTAGGGGGTGCCCCGCCCGGTGAGGGGCGGGGCTTAGTTGGTTGGTTGTTAGGCCGCGTTGTGAATCTTGAGAAGTTCACGGGTTCGCGGGTAAGCCTTGAGGTCTTCCATCTCGACGGCTATGCCTCGCTCGAAGATATCGGCGGTTACTGCGTCGATTACTCGGAACGGGTAGCTACCTGCTGCTACCTCGGTTACGTATTCCTGAATTTCGTAGTACTCCAGCATTGGGGTTCCTTTCGGTTTGGGTCTGTAAGGTCTTCGTTGCCTTACATTTATAGTGTAAACCTTCTTTGGGGTGGAAAGCAAGCCAGAATCAAAGATTTTTTAAACTTTTTTTCGCGCCCGGGTACGCCAAACCCCCGGCGAATAATCACCGGGGGTTCACGGGCTAGGGGCTAAAACGGGGTCGCCCCGCTGTCGTATCCACCCCAACCGCTCGAAGCGTTAGCGGCGGCGGGCTGTGCATACGCGGCGGGCGGCGCGGCGGCGGGCTGTGCATACGCGGCGGGCGGCTGTCCCTGCTGCGCATAGCCAGGCTGTGCAACCGGGGCGTTCGCCGCCGGGTAACCCTGAACCGGGTTAGTCTGCACCGGGACGCGCGGGATCACGGCGACACAACGCGCGGTAACGTCCAGGCTATAGCCTTTGCCGCCGTCTTCCTTCTGCCAGGTGCGCAATTCCTCATAGCCTTCAACCAGCACGGCCGCGCCCTTCTTGAGATGCGGGGTAAGCGCGTCCAGATTATCCCAGGTGGTTACGCGCTTCCAGGTGGTGTTAGTGGTTTCCCATTCGCCGTTATCCAGCTTTCGGCTAGTAGAATTGGCGACGGTGAAACTCAGATACGGGGTGCCACCCTTGGAGGTCTTTAGCTCTGCGTCGGCTCCAAGGTTGCCCTTGAATACGGTGTACGAAGACATGTTCTAATCCTTCTTTTCCAGGCTCTTACTGATTTTTTCGTCATCAAACACGATGACAAGGCGGGCGCTTGAACCGCGTCCCACGGTGGAAAATGTCACGCCGTCCACCTTTCGGTTGATCGCGTTGATTAGGTTTGCCTCGTATTGTGTGCTCTTTTCACCGACTGACTCGGCAAAAAAAGTTTTCCGGTTGATGTTCAGTACGCCGCGTGAATCGGCGTGCAATGCTGCGTATCGCACCATGCGTTCAGCAAGAAATGACCAGCCGCTAGGGATTTTTGAAAAATCAAAATTTCGCACATGGTCTACGCGGTTAGCATCCAGTGTCATTAGCTCTTCTCCTTCTTTTCTGCTTCCAGCTCCATTAGCTTAATCTTGAGTTCCATAGCGCGGTTTTCTGCTTCCATTCGCGCGGTCTTTTCGCGCTCTACATCCAACGCAAGCGCGGCCCGGGTCTTCATGGCTTCCAGCCGTTCCGGGCGGCATTCCTCTACGCTAGAATCAACGAAATTAGCCAGCTCGTGAATTGCGGTTTTGCGCCACATAGCTACCTCGTGCTGTACCCAGGGGCTAGACGGTGAGTTAGAGCCGCGTGATGCTTTCTTCGCGGCGGCGATGCGGTCGGCCGCTACAACCGCGTATTGGCTAGTCTTTCCTGACTTTAGTACAGCCCACGCTACGGCATACTTGATTTTGCCGCGCTGCCCCTCGGGGGCCGGGGCGATGAGACGCGGCGCGCCGTCCCTCCACTCGTAGCGGTCATTCTCAAAGATCTCTTCATGGTGTACCGTCTCAACGTTGCCCGCACGGTAAATCAGTTCAAGCTCACCACGCCAGCCCATAATGACGTTGGCCTGCATCCCCTGTTTAGATGCGAAAGGCAAAACGTAAACCATGTCCCTGTTGAGTGGCAAACCAAGGGCGGCGACACGGGTTAGCGTGCCGGCAAACGCGGGAAAGTTGTTTTTGGCGTACTGGACAAGCTGCGGAGTCTTGGAGACTTCAAGAATTGCGCCCCTGATCCAGGCCTCGGAGTCTTCACGCATGAATAGCGGTAGCGCGCCGGTGATAGCGTTCTTGATTGGGTCTACAAAATCGTTCTTGACCTGTAGCGCGGTGCCTGTGAATTGCTGAATCTCAGTGCTCACGGTGTAGGTTCCTTTCGGTGGTGGTGATGCCGGGCGGCGGCGGGTATTCGGAAGTTTTCCGCCGCCCGGCGGGTCTATCGGTGTTTCTGTGCGGTGCTTAGCGGCTGGAAACCTTGATGTCGTTCAGGTCGATACCGATACCGTCGAGTGCGTTACGCCATGCGTCGAAGAACTTTTCTTCCTGTTCTTCATTGCCGGGGTCGTAACCGTCTTCGATGGTCTTGATCTGTTCCTCGGTCAGCGCGTAGGTCTTGGTGAACATTGCGAGGTCTTCATACTCTGCACAGGTGATGTCGTAGTATTCCTCTGCGTTGCGGAAGTCCATAAAACCATCTGCGCCGTTGAAGGTGATCGCACCGGTGAGCTTCACGGCGTGCGGTTCGTCGCCGTTGTCCACGTCGAAGTCGATACCGGGGGTGTAACCCTTAGCGGCCAGCTGTGCGGTGAAGTCCTTAGCGGTGAGTTCCATGATTCGTTTTCCTTTCGGTTTGGGTTGTAAGGTTTTGAGGGGTTCCTCTCTGTTTCCCTTACATTTATAGTATAAACCTATCTGGAGCACGAAAGCAAGCCAGAACCGGAAAAATTTAGAAAATTTTCACGCACCGCTACAGCCGCCTAGACAATCGTCACCCACGGGCGGGAGTAACCTTTAGTGGTCTTCCTCTGCGAACGACGCGCTACCGTGCGATTCGCGTAATCCACGCCCGCGCTCGCATTGCCCATCTGCGCCGCTAGCGCGTTCTTTGCGGTCATGTCTGCAAGGTTCGCCAGCTTCTTTAGGCGCTTAGCGCGGCGCGACCGGTAGATTACATCATCACTTAGCATTACTGCTTCACCGTTGCACTCCGGGAAATAATACCTAAGCACTTCGTAGGTCGAGAACGCGCCCGGCTCTTCCTTGTAATCGGGTGTGCGTCCGGTGCGTACCGCGTCCATAAAATCGGTTGCCGCCGCCGTAAGCTCTGCCACCGCGTACCGGTTCCAGTCCACGCGGTAGGTAGCAAACCTCAAACCCGCGTGCAGTACGGCGAAAATAACGGTGCGCACGCCGGTGCATTTCATCTGCCAAAGCGCCTGTAGCCTGTAGTGCTCGGGGATTTCGTCGGTACCCTCTTCACCCCATTCGGAGGCGACGCGGGCGGTCTTAATCTCCAACAGGGCGGTGACTTCGCCGGTCTCCTTATCGACTAGGATACGGTCGGGGGTAGCGGCAAAATCTTCACTGTCACGCGCTACCCACCATACGGGGGTGTTGCGCTTCTTGCACTCGCGGACTTCTACGCCGGGGTTGTGCAGCGCGTACCAATCCGCTACCGCCGGTTCCAGCAAGTTACCGGCTTCCAATACCGCCGGGTTGATCGGGTCGGATTCGTAGCGGCCGGTCATCTCAGCATGTAACGCAAACTTGGAAGTCCAGGGGCTTTTACAGACCACAGATGCCACCTTGGAGGCGGTAATCTTCTGCTTCCATTCGTCGGAGCCGGGGGCGGGCGCGGGGGTCGCCTTGCGCATGAGAGTGTTAATTTTCACGGCGGGTATCCTTCTTTTCGAGCTTGAGCATGTCGATTTCAAAGCCACAGCACACGATGATTACGGAGAGAAGCACGTTTGAGATGTGCGCCGGGTCTAGCCGGTTATTCAGCATGGCCGCGAAAAATGCGGTTAGCTGTAGTGCTGCTATTACGGTGTACCCGATGGTTCGTGGGTAGCGGGTGACGAGGTTCTTCATCATGTCCTTCTTTCGGTGGTGTGTGCCCCGCCCGGTGAGGGGCGGGGCTTGGTTTGCCGGTTACCGGCGGGGTTAGAAGCCCTTCAAAACTTCACGCTTTAGGTCACGGAGGATAGTGGCGTTAGCCTTGTGGCTATCCGGTGCTCGGTCTTCGATAGCACGGATAACGTTATCAAGGTCGAGATAATTAACCGCGCCCTCGGTCTTCCATGCGGTGACTAGCGCGCCCTTGCCGGGTTCGGGGGTGGTGCTCCAGAGCTGAGCCGCGCCGCTGTGTGCGCGTAGCGCCTGTCGGAGTTCCTGAATCCACTTGCCGGGCTTCTTGGGGTTTGCAAGCTTCATAGCGCTCTTGTGGTCAATCATCACGTAATGGGTGCCTGCCACGTAATCAGGGCAAATCAGAAGCTTTACGTTGGTCGTGTCGCCGCCCAGGTCTGCGGTGAGGTAGTGGTCATTGGCGGGGTTTGCGGTGAGGTTGAACATCTCGGTTCCTTTCGGTTTGGGTTCTTTGTAAGGCCTTCGTTGCCTTACATTTATACTATAAACCTATTTGGAAGCCTAATGCAAGCCGGAATCTAACTTTTTTGCAGTGACTTAAACCACGCGGGCGCGGGCGCGGGTGTACGCTTACCCGGTACAGGCACCGGCTCCTTACGGCTAAACCCGTTGGCCGCCGCTACCTCAACAGGTAGCGAATCCACCGCCGCGTTATGCGCCTCGACCAGCTGATTAAATTTCTCTGCATCTTCCCGCTCGGAAACGTCCAGATCAGCCGCGCGCTTGTCGAAAGACTGGCACCGCGCGATAGCCGCGTTTACTTCCTCACGCACCGCGTCCCATGCTTTGACAATATCCCCGCTCTGTAGCGGGATAATCTGAGGTACACGGTAGATTTTTCGGAAAATCATAGGCGCAAAATTAGGGGGAATATCCGCTAGAACCATTTCCCAAGCGTCGAACTCTTCAAGCTTGCGCGGGGGTAGGCGGTTATCAATTTTTGCCGCCTGAACGTAAAATGCCATACACTCTGTCATGTTCATTTTGCCGCCTCCTACAAGTAACCGGGTTCGATAGCCAGGGGCGCGGCGGGTGCGGTAGCGGGTGCCCCGGTAAGCGCGGGCGCGTTATTCACCACGGCAGCGGCCTGCATTGACTGAACCATAACAGCGGCCTTCTTCTGCCAGGGGGTAAGCTCGACCGGCGCGGCATCCTGCATGTCGTCGCTCCAGCGTCCAGCGTTTAGCCAGGTCGCCGGGTGTGCAATGTAGCGGGTTTCGGTGCCGGCGGCGGCGGTAGCGGCGGCGTAGCGGCGTGCGCCCTCGACAATATCGGAGGCTTTCGCCTTGTTTTTGACAGCCTTCACGAAAGCGCGGCGGGCGGCTTCCTTGCCGACGTGGCGCGGGTAGGCGGCGTAAAATTCCTCGAAATCAGCGTCTACACCGGTGTTCTTCTTGGCCTTGGCAGGTGCTAGGTCCACCTGTGCTACGGCGGGTACGGGTGCGGGGGTTTCCGCTTCTACCGGCTCTACCGGGGCTTCTACGGGTGCTTCTACGCGCTCGCTATCGTCAAGCTCTTCTACGGTGGTAGTGACGTTGGAGCCGGGAGTGTAGGGGTCGCCCGCTTCGTAGGTATTGCTCCACCGGCGGCGGCGATGTGCAGAGCGCATAGCCTCGATCTGGAGCGTGTAAATGTTGGAAGCGCCAACGCGGGCGGTGCGGGTGATGAAGCCCAGGGTCTCAAGCTCTTTCAGAGCCGCGCGAACCGTGTTCTCGCTATGCCCGGTCATATCCTGGAGCGTCTGAATCGACGGGTAGCACGCATTGGAGGCCTTGCCCGTGCAGAAAGCAAGTGCTTTCAGCGTAGAGATGGTGGAAGCCTTGAGATGGTCACCGGCGGGGGAATGAGTGACATAGCCAGCTGCGAGGATTGCGTTAATGCTCATGGGGGAGCGTCCTTTCTTATTCGTTGGTTTGGTCTTTTCATCATAGCACCGGGGGGGGGATTTTCAATCTTCACACGCCGCGCCCCGCGTGCGTCTTCAATTTAGAATACCTCTATTTAGATAACCTCTATTTAGAATACTTCTATTTAGGGTGTCTATTTTGGTAGGGGTAGGGGTGCCAATCCAGACAGCCCTACCCCTACCATTCTAGACAGCCCTACCTCTACCAAATCGGACAGTATCTATTTTGGTAGGGGTGTCAAATTAGGGGGGGGGGGTAGTGGGTCGTTTTTGTGCAAAAAATTACCCCCCCAGTCATAGACCGGAGGGGTAAAGAATCCCAAACCAAAAGAAAGGAAGTTGAAAAACTTCTCTGTCTTTCGATACTACCTACTATAGCACATGTGGGGTAACTGTTTCTTCTTCGTTGTTGTGGTTATAGTCACAGTATCTAGCCTTGTGTTCATCCTGCATCTAGGTTTATAGTATAAATGTCGAAAGGAAAACCAGACGATGCACTACGAAACCTTCATACCCGGCATACCCGCACCCCAAGGCTCCAAAACCGTTTACGGGGGGCGCGCCGTAGAAGCCAATCCACGCACAAAGCAATGGCGCGAGGTGATGCGCAAACACCACCTCAAGACCAGCCAAGCACTCGGAGCGCCCCTCATCCTCGGGCCCTTCCAAGCAAGCCTACGATTCGTATTCACCGAACCGAAAAGCGGCGCACTCTTCCAAGGCAACCTAGAACCGATACACGCCGTAAAGCCAGATATTGACAAGCTCACCCGCGCGGTCATGGACTCGCTTACCAGCGGCGGCATTATCGAAGATGACGCGCGATGTCACCACCTAGAAGCCACCAAAGAATACGGCGAAAACCCAGGCGTTCACATCCACCTAACCCAAATTTTCAACGAAAGGAAACGCTAAAATGCCCCGTCTCCACCACGAAACCATCAACAACAAGCCCGTGACCTTCTACGTCGAAGATGACGGCGTAATCTGGATCCGTGCGTTTGCCCTGCTCCAAGCGGCGGGCATCAAGGCACCCGGTGCATCCCTAAACTCCTACCTGGCAAACCACCCGGGAACCGGCGAAAAATTCAACTACCCGCCTAACACCGTAGGCAACGCGGGCATCAAGATTACTAGCGCGGCCTGGCACTTCACCTATGCGGAGGCGCTGGAATTTCTCAAGGCATCCCGTGCGCCCGGTCGCAACAAGGCACGTAAGGCTGTAGAAGCCACCGTAAAGGCACTCACCGCCGCGTACCTGGCACCCGCCCCGGTAAAGCCT